GTTTAGGATTTGTGTTTGTGTTGGTGTGTGTGGTTTCAATTGGATTTTGATTGGTCGCATTCTACGTCTTCGCTCGTCTCGCTTTCGCTCTTGCTCTGCGAGCTCGTCCATGAGTGCTTGGTTTGGAGTGTACTCTCGTGTTCGTCGAGCAACTCTTCGCACACCCGAATTTGATTGGCGTCCGATGTTGATTCCCATCCCTTCTGGGCAAGAATGGTGTCGTGGTTCGTATCCTGCTCTTTCTGGGAGTTCTCCTTTCCTTTGAATCTTAGGAAGAACATGTCCCTCCTCATGATTGGAGTATGCGAGTGCAGTGGGGTCTCCTTGAGCAAGTCTGAGGCCCTTTGTGAAATTTCCAACCATTTCTTTTGGACTGGGGATTTTTCCCCCGTTGAAGATGATGTCGAAGAGAGATCCCTCCATGTTGCAACTTTCTGTTTCAGTGGAGATGTCGAGTCCACTTTCCTCAAAACTAGAATTTCAGCAGGTTCGAGATTTTTATCCCACTCTTCCAAATCAGCTTGTGCTTGGCTGAGGGTGTGGATGATCTTCGGTTTGTCCTCTCCTACCAGTTCTTCCGGTTTCTCTGGAATTGAGCTTTCGCTCGTTAGAATTTGTTGCAAATTTGCAGTAGATGCACTCGTCTGGACAGATGGCGTTGGGGTTTGAAAAACGCTTAGGAGCTCTCTGGATCGTTTGAACCACGCATTGGCGTTTTGCGTACTGTTGGAAGCAAATTCGTTCTTCTCTTGCAAGAAGTGATTTACGCGTGTTTTGAACTGCTTGAGTTCTTTGAGTTGGTCTGTGTGCCACTGCAAAAGAAACTCTGGTTTCTTGTCGCCTTTGTATGCCTGAATAGCGAGATTTAGGAGCGTTTTGTGTGAAGCGATTTCTTTCTCCTGTTTCAGAATAAAGTCCCATTCGAATCCGAAATTGACGTCTGTGGTATTGAGAAAGTGTCCGTTGTCTGAAAATGACATTGTGTGTAATTGTAAGATTGTTTTAAATGTGGCAGTTTAAAATCAGTCTGATTGCGGCGTTTCGTCGTTTTAGTCCAAGGACTTATCCGCTGTAGGGAGCTTACTTTAGTTAGCAGACCTACCTAGAAGAAGAGACAATTGAGCTCTCATCTTCGCAATTTGTTTCTCCTGCTTTGTGTGTTGGGCACGGAGGAACGTAGAAAGAGGATTCGCAGGCATTTGGCTTGAGTCGGGCAGCCATTGCGTGAATCTAAATCTATCGCTGGCGGCGATACCAAGTTCCGACCTTGTTGTCATAAAGCCAGCTGACGACACACGAATAAAACCGACAACCTCTCCATCCCGGTTAACTGAAAAGATTGCTGACGTTGCTGATGGCCATTGAAAACCCTCCATATCGTTCTGAAGCATCACGCTCTGCAAGCTGAGTGTAGCCCCTTTGTTGGATGTGAGACACATGGGTATCTCTCCACTTGGGACTCTTGCCATGATAGCTTTCACATTATCTGGGACTTCTGAAAATCGTTGGTAATTAGTCAGATCCAGACCCACTCCAGCATATGGGGTCCATGAGAGCCCCACTGGCTTCTTGTTCGGATTTCCTGGCTCAGCAAATATGATCTTCATCTGGAATTCGGTTGCATTCTCATACCTGGGGTAACATCCAAGGCCTGCATCATTGACTCGGATCTGCAACTGCTGCATTGGCGTTGGCAGTGCGGCTGTAGTGTCAATAGCTGAGACAACTGCGATATTTGTCAAGTTATGAGAAAAGAGTGTTCGGGTTTGAATATCCTCGTTGGTGTATAGATCAAACTCCGGGTCAGCATTTCTAAGTGTGGTCGTGTAATAGTGGCTTGTTGGATTGTCACGATTCGCTTGGTATTTAATTCCTCTCTCTATGTATAGTGATTTTGAGATATCACTCCATCCATTAAGCAGGGACATTCCTTGTGTTAGCGGAAGAATGAAAGCATTTACTCCTTCTTGTTGAGCCTTTGTGGGGAGCATTGCATAAACGAAACCATTCTGCGGGGGCCACGCTGCTGGAAACGGGAGGAAAGATGTATCCATAAGTCTTGCAGCATCATCGCAGCCGACATGTTGGGATGCTCTGGTAGTAGAAAAATTGGGGAAATTTTGATCAACTGGAATTCCTCCTGAAAGGAGGGGCTGAGGTTGCCTAAATGTATACTGTCCTTTGGTTCTCACCAGGATATCAAGGGATGCTCCTTCCGTGTTTGGAGAGATGTTGAGCTTTCCAAAGACCATACAAACGATATGGCCACCAAACGTTGTAGCGTCATTACCATTCAATGGTCCATAATGGAAGTGCTGAGGACGAAAGTCCTTCATTGAAAAGCTCATAGTGTTGATATCCTTGGGATCTACCTCGACATAGTCGAAGATGGATAGGTCTTCACGTGTCATTGCCGCAACTTGGGCTCGTGTAAACGTGGGGGGCACCAAAACAAATGCAAGTGACCCTCCCATGAATGCAGTACCAAGAATACGAATCTCAAGCATCATGAATCCCAACCATGCAACGAAAACTTTTGAAAAATAATCGACGAGCCAATTGCATTCCGAGGGATGATTCTCAAACATAAAGAGAATTTTTCCAACAGGGTCCGAAGTGGACCAAGGGAAGGTTCCTTTTACCAGAGTGTGTTTATTGTAAATTTCGGCTGGAGTTTCTGTGCTGACGGCGTGTTTAATGTCACTTGTGTATGGGCCGGTGGAATTAGCCAAAAGCGAGCTGCCTGCTGCATTTGTGGATTCTCCCGAATTCATATCGCCCTTTGGGCCGTCTTGTGGTGCAATGTCAGACATGATTCTGACTGGCGGATAGTAGTGTGTTAATAAAATGTGTAAAATATAACTGTCTTATCTTCGCACTGAATAAACTACGATGTATGCGTGTGTGTGTAAATATGCGCGTGGTATGTGTGCGTGTATTGTGTACGTGTACGTGTGCCAAACTAATTGCTGAGAGAAGCTTATCTAGCAGTCTCTCCTGAGGGGGTCACCATATGGCAGAGCGTTCATCTCCCTCGTCAAATAAATTTTGTTTTTCGTAGTTTTCCCCTAGGTGGGGCACCCTAGAGAGGTAATTGTAGCTTATCAACCTCCTGTTGATAGCTTGTTGAAATTGATACCCCCATCCTCTCTAGCTGAGGGAGTATTATAGATGCGTATTTACTATATACGTCTTCTCCATGCATGGCCAAATCCGTCAATCCAGATCCAACGGTTTCAATAAATTCAGGGCCTACCGAGCCTGTTGGGAACACCATCTTACCATCATGCATCAATTTGTCATCCACCATGTATCCATTAGCCTTCCTCATCCACAACATAGATTTAAGAATTGATGGAATTTCAAGAGCTCCAACAACCCAATGTCCATGATGAACAAAGCGGCGTTTTAGAAACGTGAGGTCGTCAATATGATCGTATGGCTTAATATCTCCAGTCTTAAGAGCATCCATAACATTGAATCCCAAGGTGGCTGCCTCTTGCATAAAAGTATTTCTGTTAAACCACCACAACTCAGCTGCATCAACAGTACATACTAGATCATCGCCATAAACCGCAAGTGCAACTTTCTGCCTAAAATCTGCATATGAATAGCATGATCTACTTGCACGGAGTGCCAATCTTCTCCATATGATAAAACACAAAGCCCAGTTAATAACTGAATTTTCTGGGGCAGTACCTGGCTGACCTGATACCTGCCCTCCTGCCAATTCAATAATGTCGCTCTCTGCGATAACGACTGGTTTGTTCAGGGGCATGTGTAGGGAAGTTCGAGTAACATCATCTTGTGGTTTATGATTTCTGTCGAGTGCTCGAAAAATAGGATTCCAGAAGTGCTCAGGCATTTCCTCTTGCCATATGGGGTTGATGTTTGCATCCCAATCTTTGCAATCAGTATCAAATCCATAAACTCCAACTTTGGCAAGCGAATGATAGAGCCCATCCCAGTCCATTCCTCTTCCATTTATTCCAATCTTAATGGGAATCTGATGAAAAATCTGTTGCATTCTATTGACCGCAGTGAGAAAATACCGACGCCAGGCCAACACATATGGGAATGGTGCGCTCATGAATACCCTGGTCTTAGCTGAATCTCCAACAATCTTCTTTCCCTTAACCAGTTCATCCTTGCCATAACAGGTGAATAACACTCCCCTTGGATCTCCCTTTCCAGCATCACTCAATAGCGAATTGACCGAGTTAATGAGGCTCTTACCC